AGTCACAACAATTAAAGCACAGGGATTAGGAAGCTTTGTTACTGGTATCTCTGCTCAGAGTAGCATAACACCAGAACTCGCTACTATGATCTCAGTCGGTGCACAAGCTAATGGAAACAAGCCAGGAGTAGAAGCTGTTTCATTTAGTTTAATGAATAAAGGGCTTACTGACAGGTTATATGTTGAAAAATCACCACCGGGAGAAACCGATAAAACAGATGAAGACTTACTTGCAAAAAGCGAAAAAGAGAGAAGCACAAAGTACCAACAAACTAGAACGGCTTATCTAACCTTTATTGCAAATCAAAAAGAGAACAGTGATAAGGTGACTTTTAAATCAACAGATAAACTAAACCTTGAGAATATTTGTGCAGACTTCTATAAAGCAACTTTAGGCGCCTTTACAAACTCCGGACAAACCTCCACAAGTTTCATACCAGTTAAGTTAGATATTAGTCTTGCAGGTATGAGCGGAATAAAAATATTTCAGAGGTTTACATTATCCGGGGACGTACTACCTTACACCTATAAAGACAATTTTGATTTTGTAATAACCGGAGTTAGCCATGAAGTTAGTAATAACGGAAAATGGACAACTAAACTTTCTGCTATCATAGCTTTGAAAGAGGAAACTACTAAAACACTAACCGGGACTTTTATGTACCTCGGAGATACAGAAACAGCAGGAGATATTTCAACAGGAGGTACTTTAACAGGAGGTGCTTCAAAATCATTAGCTGGGAAATTTAAAGGATCTACCACTATCTCAGCAGCTGAAACTGTTAGCTTTATGACAGATGTCTTGAAAGGATTAGGCATAGCAAACCCGAATCAATACCAAATTCAATTTATGACATCTTGGAGGCAACACGAAGGAGCTCAAGCTGCTTGGAATCCTCTTAACACAACCCTCGAACGACCAGGAGCAACGATTTTCAATTATGCTACAGTTAAAAACTATCCAGATAGAGCAACGGGTTTATCTGCAACTATTGCAACTCTGACGACAGGCAGAGGTAAAGAAAATTACAAAAATGTCAGAAAAGCTATTGAAGATATTAAAACTGAAGCAGATATTGATAAAGCTATGCAAGCAGTAAACGATTCCCCTTGGGGAAGTGAGTTTATACCACCTAAAGCAGCAAGCTGGAGGAGGCTTACAAATTTAATCTATCAAGGCCCTATTATACCTAGAGCGTAAATAAAATGTACTATCCAAAGTCCAAAATAATAGCAAACCAATATACTGCCGGAGAGGAACTAGTATACCTAAATACTTATATTTTTTATCAAGGGTATTACTACGTAGTAGCTGACGGCCGTATATACACAGGTAAAAACCCTAACGACGGAATCTCAAAAGAATTACAAGCAATACCGGCTGCCAAACAGAGAAAACCTGGAATTGTTGTAAATGATACATTTACATTTGAAGGTCTCACTGAAGCTGAACCTTCTAAACTAGACTATGATGATATAAGATTAAACAAAGGTATAGAATACCCTCTTACTTCTCTTAGAGAACCGAAATACGTAATACCAACTCCTACATACCCGTCTTTTATTCGCTACTTTGTAAAAAGAGTGAACAGTAATGCATATCTTGAAATAAATAAAGAAACTTACGATATCCTTGTGAGTAAAAATAATTTATACAATTGGCCAGCGTATCTGCCTTTCAACTTACCCTGGACTACAGGAGGAGATTCTAGAGAAGCTAACTACATAACAAATAGAAACATAGTGCTACTCACCCAACAACGATTGAAGCTCTACGGATTCTCTCAATACATAACAGATTATACTGAATTTACCTGATAAGTTGGTCTTCTGATCAAACTTTCGTATCTTTATGGAAAGGTTATGTTTTGGCTAATAGAGACACAGGAGCAGTTTGATGATTTAAGATACAACTTAGATAAGGAAGTATTTGCAATCCCGATATACAAGCATTCAGAAATGCACTGTGGGATGTTTACACCGGTAAGTCTGTACTTGAGAGGCATAAATCAGGAAAGAGGTTTTTTAATTAACTTCTACCATCCGGAAGCATTGCAGTTTGATTACCTGCAAGTGAAAGAATACCTTAAGACATTCACTAAAATTTATACTCCGGATAAAAAAGCATTTAATTATGTTCATTTTGGAGAAAATACATTTGATTTAAATTTATTTCAGTATGTAGAACTTAAAAAGCATACTTATGCTCACAATTATTATTCACAGAAGTATTATGATAGTGATGACCTTAATATGGTTATACCGATAGTAAAGCATTTTGAGGAATGTGAATCAATCTTTCAGCAGTATCTTCCAGTAATAAACAAGTACCAACCTAATGCATATTATGATGATCTCTCTAATGTATTCTGGTTTATAGAAAAGAACGGATTAAAGGTTAATAGTGCATTCGAAAGATACTTTGAGTTGAAGAGACCCTTTCTATCCCGCTATAACGATTATACATTCACGCAGTATAACCTTAATACAACTACCGGACGCCCTTCTAATACATTTAATAACCTAAACTTTGCAGCCTTACCTAAAGACTCCGGAGCAAGATCGGTTTTTATACCTAGAAATGATTTTTTACTTGAGATTGACTTAACGGCTTACCATCCTACGTTAATCGGGCAGATGGTTGGTTATGAATCACCGACAGGGGATATTTACGAGGACTTTGCTAACGTTTATGGAATGGATAGAACTGAGGCTAAGAACTTAGTCTTCAAGCAGCTCTACGGGAATGTCTTTGATCAATATAAGGATTTTGAATTCTTTCAGTTAACTACACAGTTGATTAGTAATATCTGGGTAGAGTTTAGTAATAAAGGAAAATACATAGTGCAAGAAACCAGGAAAGTATTTAAGGATAGTGAATTACAGAATATGAATCCTCAGAAGTTATTTAATTACATAATTCAACACTGGGAAACTTTCAACAACGTTGCACTTTTAAAGAATATTCACTATATTCTAAATGGTGGTAAGACCAAAATAATACTTTCTACATATGATGCATTTCTGTTTGATGTAGCCAAGGAAGATAAAGAAAAGATTAGAGCAATATTAGATGTATTTAAACAAGCAAAATTAAAAATAAAAACAAGTTATGGACCAGATTACAACTCTTTACAATCCCTTTGATATTTATACTAGAGGATACGACAGCGATCCTTTAGCAGAGATAAGCATGGCGTTAAATAATAAACTTTTTTGCACTTTTGTGCCGTTGGATGGAGTAGATACCTTTATTGAGGATATTTCTAGTCAATACACAATCTTATATAATAAAATATTTGTATTGCATATTAAAAGCAATGACGAGTATGTTTGTACCTACAATGTAGATCAACCAAACGTTAATAATATCCCAGACAATACTATTCTAGTGCATAGAAAAAAGGAATCAAATTCCTTGTATACGATCAATGCTTTGAATGAATTAATCAAAAGCTTGAATGAAGGCATAGTAGATACAAATTTTAGAATAGACTGGCAGCATTATAAGAATACTATTATGCTAACTCAGCAGGGTGATCTAAAACTGCTAAGAACTAAAATTTATCAGATAGTAGAACTTTAAGTTGCCTTTCTGAAATAAGTTTCGTAAATTTACAAATAAGTTATAAAAAATGGATATCAATTCGATCAGAGCAAAACTAACCGCTCTACAAACTCAGAACAGCCGTCCTTCTGGAGAGGCACGTAAGAATGTCTTCTGGAAACCTGCCGTGGGCAAGCAAACAATTCGTATTGTACCTTCTGCGTACAATAAATCTAATCCATTCTCGGAATTATTCTTCCATTATGGTATCGACAAAAACCCAGTAATCTCACCAACCAACTGGGGTGAAAAAGATCCTATCGTTGAGTTCGCAAAAGAACTACGAGCTTTGAAGGACAAAGAAAGCTGGAGCCTTGCTCGTAAGCTTGATCCAAAAATGAGAGTATTTGTACCTATCATCGTTAGAGGTGAAGAAGCAGACGGAGTTAAACTTTGGGGCTTTGGTAAAGAAATCTACATGGAATTACTTTCAATGGTAGAAGATGAGGACATCGGGGATTACACCGACATCGTTACCGGCCGTGATTTAAATCTAACAACAGTAGGTAAAGAAACAACAGGAACTGGTTTTAACAAGACTACAGTACGTGCTAGAACTGCACAAACCAGTCTTGCAGAAGATCAAACTACGTTAACTAAGATTCTAAACGAACAACCAGATCCTTTGAAGGTTTTCTCTAGAATGTCTTTTGATGACATGAAAGCATTACTTCAGCGTTGGCTTGCACCAGAAGAAGAAGAGGGAGCAATCTCATCTGAACCAGCTGCTAGCTTTGACGACAAACCTGTTACAACACCAACACCAGTAGTAGATGCACCTTGGAAAAAACCTGCTAGTCCTTTCACCTTAGAAACTCAAGGAAAGAAAGTAGAGTCTAAAGCAGACAAATTTGATTCTTTATTTAACGACGACGAT